ACTGTTTTGGCCTGATTCACTTAGTTGGCGCATTTGCCAAGTCTGGTACGTCTATTCTGCGTCAATTGGTGGATGCAGGAACACTGGCCAACTTGCCCGGCGGCTTTAAGACCCGTGGACTCAGAGTTAAAGGTGACGATACCCCAATCGGCCCAGCTGAGTGGCGCGATGTGGACGTACCAAGTGGGACTATTGCAGAGAACATCATGGCTCTGCCTTATAAAGAGCCATCACAGGTGTTGGCTTCTCTTCTTGATAAGATTGTCGAAGAAGGCCGCAAGTTTGCTTCTGCAGCTGACATCCAAGTTGCCGATATGTCTGCCAACTCTCCCGTTGGTACGACACTGGCCATCCTTGAGAGACAGTTAAAGGTAATGACCGCTGTTCAGGCGCGCATTCACTATTCCTTTAAGCAAGAGCTGGCTCTGCTACGCGACATTATCAGAGACTACACGCCATCTGAGTATTCTTACCAACCCGAAGAGGGATCCCGCAAAGCCAAACAGTCTGATTACGATTTAGTCGATGTGATCCCAGTGAGCGATCCCAACGCGGCCACGATGGCGCAGAAGATTGTTCAGTATCAGGCGGTGATCCAGCTGTCCCAACAGGCTCCTCAGATCTATGATCTACCCCAGCTCCATAGACAGATGCTTGATGTACTCGGTATTAAGAACGCCCAGAAGCTGGTACCTCTACCAGACGATGAGATGCCAAAAGACCCAGTCAGCGAGAACATGGCCGCACTAAAGGGTATGCCAATGAAGGCGTTTATCTACCAAGATCAACAAGCCCACATTGCCACCCACCAGACGTTCATGCAAGACCCATTGATTATGAAGACCATAGGCCAGAACCCACAGGCCAACATGATCATGGCCTCTATGCAGGCTCACATTGCAGAGCACTTGGGCTTCCATTATCGTCAGTTAATAGAGAAGCAAATGGGTGTGCCATTGCCCGGCCCAGAAGAGAAATTGCCAGAGGATGTGGAAGTCCAGCTGTCACAGCTCATCGCGCAGGCAAGTGCCCAGTTACTGCAGGCCAATACCGCACAAGCCCAACAAGCTCAAGCGGCGGCTATGCAACAAGATCCTCTGATCCAGATGCAACAACAAGAGTTGCAGCTTAAGGGTCAAGAGGCACAGCGTAAGGCTCAGAAGGATGCGACTGACGCCCAGCTCAAACAATCGCAGCAACAGATTGAACGTGATCGTATCGCTACCCAAAAGGAAATTGATATGGCGCGGATCCAAGCTACGGTACAGAAAGATCAGCAGGAACTAGCTCAAGACGCACAGGCCGAGAAGAACAAACTCTTGGCTGAAATCATGAGGAATAAACAATGATCGACAAATATCTAAAACTTCTAGCTTCCAAGATAGATGACAAAGTATCCCAACTCCAAATGTCAATAGCCGATGGCAAGGCTGAAGATTATGCGGAGTACAAGAAGATGTGCGGAGAGGTTAAAGGTCTACTCATTGCACGTTTATACATCATAGACCTACAAGAAAGAGTCAATCACGATGACGATGACGAGTGAGATTTCAAATCTCGACATAACCAAGGCCGTGGATTTATCCAAGATCTTGAACACAAAGCCAGAGGAGAAGGCTAAACAACTTCCCCGCCCATCTGGTTACAGAATTCTTTGTGCTATCCCAGAGATAGAAAAAGAATACGGAGACTCCGGACTCGTAAAAGCGGAAGAAACTCTCATGATTGAGGAAACCCTGACTACTGTGTTATTCGTAGTAGACATGGGCCCAGACTGCTACAAGGACGCAAGCCGATTCCCATCTGGCCCGTACTGCAAGAAGGGTGACTTTATCTTGATTAGACCCAACTCAGGAACGCGACTGGTCATTCACGGCAAGGAATTCCGTGTGATCAATGACGATTCTGTTGAGGGCGTAGTAGACGATCCACGTGGCATCCGCCGCAAATAAGGAGCGACATGAGTACATTTAAATTTCCCGATGAACAGGATGACGTAAAAGTCACCACAGAAGACGATCAAACTGATGAACAGATCATCATTGACGTAGAAGACAACACGCCTGCGGAGGATCGCAATAAGCCTCCCATGGACGAGAAAGTCAAAGAAGAGCTGTACAACGATGAGCTCGAAGACTACTCTACCAAAGTTAAAAAGAAGCTGATTCAGATGAAGAGGCTGGCTCACGAAGAACGCCGTGAGAAAGAAAACGCTTTGCGCGAGCAACAAGAGGCTATTGCTTTTGCTCAAAAGATGATGCAAGAGAACAATCGTCTTAAGTCCAACCTAAATAACAGTGAGAAGAACGTACTTGCTACGGTTCAGAAAGCTGTAGCTATGGAAATGGATGCGGCCAAGCGCGCTTATCGTGAAGCCTACGACTCTGGCGACACTGATAGAGTGATGGAAGCACAGGAAAAGCTGACTCAAGCAACGCTAAAAGCCGAAAAAGTAAAGAATTTTCGTCCACCTGCTTTACAAGAGGAAGAAACTCCTGTACAAATGCAGTCACAGCCGGCACCACAGTTCCGTCCTGACCCCAGCGCGCAAGCATGGCAACAGGAAAATCCATGGTTCGGAGAAGATGAAGAGATGACCAGCTTGGCTCTCGGGCTCCATGAAAAGCTCAAGCGCGAAGGTGTTCAGGTTTCATCACAAGAGTATTATCGAAAGATAGACGCCACAATCCGCAGGCGATTCCCCGAGCGATTCGAGGAAGAAGCGGAACAAAATGAGCGCCCAGTCGCTCGCAAAAGTTCGGTCGTTGCACCGGCTACAAGGTCAACTGCTCCTAAGAGGGTTCGTTTGAATCCGTCTGAAATGAGCTTGGCCAAAAAATTAAATTTAACGCCCGAGCAATATGCCAAGGCGAAACTCGAAATGGAGGCCTCTAATGGCTGAAAACAGAAAACCGCGTGAACTTGAAGATAGATTGATGGCTGAACGTCCTAAACAGTGGCAGCAGGCCGAACTTCTACCTGAACCAGACAAGCACCCGGACTATTCGTATCGTTGGATTCGTGTTGCTAATCTGAACACAGCTGACCCTCGTAACCTTTCAAGCAAATTGCGTGAAGGCTGGGAGCCAGTTACTTTAGAAGAGCAACCAAAATTTAGACTGTTAGCCGATCCAGCTAGTCGATACAAAGACAATGTTGAAATTGGCGGGCTGTTACTTTGCAAGACGCCGAAAGAATTTGTGGAACAGCGAAATGCCCATTTTGCTAAACAAACACAAGCTCAGACGGATGCTGTAGACAACAGTCTCATGCGTCAAAGTGATCCGAGGATGCCACTCTTTCGAGAGAACAAATCTTCGTCTAGCTTTGGTAAAGGTACTTAATTAACTTAGGAGTCTTTTATGGCTTATCCTACAGTCTCGGCCCCTTACGGTCTAAAGCCTGTAAACCTAATAGGTGGACAGGTATTTGCGGGCGCAACCCGCCTGATGCAAATCGCAGAAAATTATGCGACTAGCATTTTCTACGGTGACTTGGTAAAACGCGTGTCTGATGGCACTATCGAAAAGGACACTGGCACGACAACTGCCACGCCTTGCGGTGTGTTCTTAGGCGTAAGTTTTACTAACGCTTCAACTGGGCAAATCCAGCAACAACAGTACTATCCAGCTAGCCAGCAGATCAAATCTGGCACGCAGATTTTTGCAGTTGTTGCAGATGATCCCGATACGCTGTTTCAAGTAGTTTCTTGTTCTTCAACCACAACCGTGGCTGGAATGGGCATTTCTGCTATTGGTAACAACATTGCTTTAATTCAAAACGCCGGATCTACCACCACTGGTAACTCCAAAGTGGCTATTGATGAAGGCACTCAAGCTACTACCAATACGCTGCCTATCCGCATCATTGATGTGGTTCGTGAGACAGCAACAGGCGCTGATACATTTGTTGAGTTTATCGTCAAGATCAACGCAACTATGCACCAGTACAACAACTCTACTGGCGTATAAGGAGCATAAATCATGGCTATTTCACGCGCACAACTACTTAAAGAGTTGCTTCCCGGTCTGAACGCTTTGTTCGGTCTGCAATACGCAACATATGATCAAGAGCACAAAGAGATCTACGAAACTGAGACATCAGAGCGTAGCTTCGAAGAAGAGACTAAACTCTCTGGCTTCTCTGCCGCACCAGTCAAAAATGAAGGCTCTGCCATCAGCT